TATAGAAAACGAATTAACAAAATGTATAAATTCGGCTAAATACCAGCAACTTCGAGGATTCAATAATGAAACTGCAAGAACTGGCGGTTAAACGCCCGACACAACAAATCGCTAAAGTATTCGAAAGCCATTACGGCCAACGTATACCTTTTGACTCAATGAACTTATCACAAGCACGAACCATGCTTGGCCGAGTTCGCAAACTGGTCAATGAACACCGTGCCAATCGTGACTTCCATCAAAGCGAACGTAATCCTGCTTACATCAAATTGATGATGATGGAACAGGCATTGTCACAGCGTTTGTTTGAAGAAGAAGTAGTTGCCATTGATGTGAATGATCCTGCGATGAAAGCCATTCAAACCAAGATCAAGAACAAGCAAGTGCTGAATCCCGACGAGCAAAAGAAAGCCAATGCTATCTTGGCCATGCAGACTTCAGAAAACAATACTGGTGGCTTCCTCAAAGAAAGCGAAGTGCAACAGGCTCAAGTTGTTCTTGCTGCCCAAGACATGGTCGACAAGATGCAAAAAATGATTGAAGACACAACCAGTTTGCAGTTTAAAGAATTGCCAGCCTTGGTTGATTCAATTAAAAATCAAGTTGGTGTTGAGCAAGCTGCACAGTTCAACAATGACGCCACTGCTGCATTGGCTGGCCTGGTACAAAACTTGCAAAACAGCAAGCTACAAATGGAACAGGCATTGGGTGTGGTAACTGGCCAAGCCGCTGCTCCAGTAGTGCCAGGTGCTGAAGCTGGTGCAGAATTGGGTGCCGACGCTGGTGCTGAATTGGGTGCTGAAGACGATCTTGACGCCATGGCCACTGATGCTGCCGACGATATGGATCCCAAACTAGGTGCTCCGATGGCATCATTGGGTCGCGAGCGTAGATAATGCGTATCAATGAAATGGCAGACCCAACAGCCCAACGGTTGCTGGGTGTAGCTCAATTCTTACTGGGACGAGCTGAAAACACCAACGGTAAGAAACAAATCAATACTGGAACTTTTGTAAACATTGCACAAAGTTTGGGCATTGAAATTAGTACGCAGACATTAGCAGACCTCAGCAACCAACCTCCATTGAATGGGGTAATAGAACCCATTCAACCAGGCGAAGATATTATAACTTTTTCAAACGGTCAACCAGATGTTGCCATGCCAGTGGACCAGGCTCAAAACATTGTGGCCAGTGCTGCCAAATCGGCAGCCAAAAAAGATCGAGACGTTTGATCAATCCAGTCAACGTTACGTTGACTTCTAACGTTAAATATAGTATACTATGCTGTAGGAGGCCCGTATGAAAAAACTCATTGCTCTCGTTTTGGTAACCATGGCTGTGTCGGCTCAAGCACAACACCATCATCACCATAGACATGGTGGAAACTGGATAGCACCAGTAATTGTCGGCGGAGTAATTGGATATGCGTTAACACGCAACCACTCCGAGCCAGTTTACAATTACGGCTACGTTCCGCCCCCGGTGGTTATTCAACCGCCCTTGCGTTCTGTCTGCACACTTTGGACCGAAACACAATATGCAGATGGTACTATTACTAGAACTAGAACTTGTTCACAATAAAATGGAAATTGATCAATTGGTAAAAACCCATGACGTTGTGTTGTTTATGAAAGGCACAGCACAGTTTCCCATGTGTGGATTTTCTGGTCGTGCTATACAGATTCTTAGAGCGTGTGGAATAAAATCTCTCCATACTGTAAATGTATTAGAAGATAACAACATAAGACAGCAAATAAAAGAATACAGTCATTGGCCTACAATTCCTCAATTGTATGTTAAAGGAGAATTTATTGGAGGGTCAGACATCATGACAGAAATGTATGAACAAGGCGAATTACAAGAATTATTAAAGGATTGATATGGCATATTCAGAAAAGGTAATTGAACACTATGAAAATCCCAGGAATGTGGGCTCTTTTGATAAGAGTGATACTGATATTGGTACTGGTATGGTTGGCGCACCCGCATGCGGTGACGTAATGAAACTTCAGATCAAGGTACAAGATGGCATCATCACAGACGCAAAATTCAAAACCTACGGATGCGGCAGTGCGATTGCCTCCAGTTCTCTCATTACCGAGTGGGTTAAAGGCCGGACGCTTGACCAAGCGGCAACTATTAAAAATTCAGAGATTGCTCAAGAACTCTCGCTGCCACCTGTCAAAATCCATTGTAGCATCCTTGCTGAAGACGCCATTAAAGCAGCCGTAGCTGACTATCGTAAAAAACATGATCTCTCTAACTGACCGTGCGTATACCAAAGTAAAACGACTTTTGCAAGCCAAAGACTATGCTGGTATTCGACTTGGGGTAAAAACTACAGGTTGCTCTGGCCTGGCTTACGTGTTAGAATATGTACAAGAATACAAACCTTTAGAGTCTGACATCAACTATGCCCAACCGGACTTTGTGGTGTTGGTTGATAAGAAAAATGACGTATATCTCAAAGGTATCACAGTAGACTATGTGCGCCAAGGTCTTAACGAAGGCTTTGAATTTCAGAATCCCAATGAACGTGACCGTTGCGGTTGCGGAGAAAGTTTTAGAGTTTAACTTGTACAATCCAAAATTTGATTATCAACCCATACCCAGGGTCACAATAGACGGTAAAAGATTCTACGCCACTCCAGATGGTAACAAGTTACCATCAGTAACTACAATATTAGACCGAACCAAAAGTGAAGAGAGTAAAGCTGCCTTGCACAATTGGCGGCGTGCAGTAGGCGCAGAACGAGCACAAGCTATTACCACAGAGGCAGCCAATCGCGGCACTAGAATGCATACCTATCTTGAAAAGTACATCAGAGAAGGTGCCATACCCGCTCGCGGGTCAAACCCATTCTCATGGCCCAGCCATATCATGGCAGAAGAAGTGGTCAATAAGGGACTAAAAAATGTAAGTGAATTTTGGGGCATTGAAGTACCCTTGTATTTTCCCGGTGTGTATGCAGGTACCACAGACGGCGCCGGCATTCATTTAAATGAAGAAAGCATACTGGATTACAAGCAAACCAACAAGCCTAAAAAACGAGAATGGATTGACGATTACTTTGTCCAACTGTGTGCATACGCAGAAGCCCACAATGAACTGCATGGTACACAAATTAAAAAAGGTGTAATTTTGATGTGTGTTAAGCCTGATCTAGATGAGCAACACAACATCGTAGGCCAGCCTAAATACCAGGAATTTGTACTGGAAGGCGGGGAGTTCGAAAAGTACCGTAGTATTTGGTGGAAAAAGGTCGAACAGTATTATGTGACTCATGCGCTTGATTGATTTGCTATAAATACAGCAAGAAATCGAGACCCATATGGCAATAGTACAAATTAGTCAAATTACAAATCGTAAAGGTGCATTTAGCAGTCTTCCTCAATTGGTTGGCGCTGAATTCGGGTGGGCAGTTGACACACGCCAGTTATTCATTGGCAATGGCACATTGCAAGAAGGCGCACCGGTAATTGGGAATACAGAAATCCTTACTGAATTTTCTGATATTTTGCTCACAGCCCAATATGTGTATCAAGGCGCTGCAGCCGGTTACATAGTACAGACTGGCCCAACAGCAGGGTCTGATATCAATCAGAATTTACAATCGTGGATGGATCAATGGGCCAGCGTGACTGATTTTGGTGCTGTCGGTGATGGAGTAACTGACGACACAGTAGCAATCAATCGTGCATTGTATCAATTGTATTGTGTACAGACCAACCCACAAATTCGTAGAAGTTTGTTTTTTCCAGCTGGTGTTTATCGCACAACTGAATATATTATTATTCCACCATATGCCAAGCTCTACGGCGAAGGTGCAAACTCTAGTGTGATTCAACTGGATGTGTCCAGTGACATTAGTTCGTTGAGTGCATACTGTGCTAGGTATGGTGATAGCCTTCAACAAACAGGTGCAGCCATGGGTGATGGCAGTGCAACACTGCCAACTAACATTGAAATTTCTTCAATGGGATTTCGCACAGTGGAAATCACAGACGTGTTCCTAGTGGAGGATGCCAGTTTTTGTACATTTACTGACGTTAGTTTTAGTGGTGCATTGACCACTGGAGATTTGATAAGTGACACAGATAATATTGCAGGCGTAAGATTTAATTCTGACAGCATTGCAACTAATAATATTACTTTTAGAAGATGTGAATTCAGCGGACTAACTTATGGCATTAACACTGAATACAATGTTCGTGGATGCTTGGTAACTGAAAGTGTATTTGACACCTTGTACCAAGGAGTGTTGTTGGGAGATCCTGCTCCTGTTGACGGCGGTCCAACTGGATTCCGTGTGGTGGGCAACAGTTTTGACAATATCTATGCAGAAGGATTCAAAGTGTCTGCAGGCACCAGCTTGAACATGTCTGGGTACAACATTTATTATGATGTTGGCAATCATTTTAACGGAGTTGGATCTCCGGTCACACCAGTAATTACATTTGATGCCAACAACAACGTAAGTGTGGGAGACATGTTCGAACGTGGTGACTCAAGTGCTGTGCCAAGAATTGACACCAACAATACCATTTGTATTACCACAGAAAATGGTTATCAATTGGCGCTAGGCAACTATGTGAGATTCAGTGGGTTAAGATCCACATTGGTCAATAACACATCGTCACCAACTGTAATTTTTACAATTAATTCAACACTGATCCGTGCGTTTGACTTTGATTATACTGTAGTGCGTGGTACTACAACTCGAACTGGAAAAGTTACTGTGGTGGCCAGCACTGACGGCACCGGTGTTAATTTAAATTACAGTGACAGTGGACTACAAAATTCTGCCACTGGTGTGGCATTTACTGCTACTGAAACAGGAAGTTCTGTATCAATTCGGTACACCACAACTAACACTGGCTCAGACGCTACCTTAACTTATTCTACTACAAAATTGGCCTAATGTGGCACTCAACCTTTGATCAACGGTTGGCTGCCTGGAACCAACTGCGTACCCAATGTGCCAACGCTTCTGTTGACAAAATATTAATTGACGTTAATGATTGGTGGTTTGATACACCTTGGCGTGCATATCATTTGCACTGGGATGATCGAGCAACCTGGCCCAGTCCTTGGGAATTATTAGACGACAATTTGTTCTGCTCTCTTGCTCGCGGGCTAGGAATACTGTATACTATAGCAATGATAGACCATCCTCTCATACAGGATGCTGAATTAGTAGACACTGGCAGCGACAATTTAGTCCTAGTTGGTCAAAAGAAATATATACTGAATTGGGACAGACAACAAGTGTTAAATATCAATCTAGCACCGTTTGATGTCCTGCACAGTGTCGGTCAAGAACAAATAAAAACACAAATAAAGTAGCGAAAATGAAAAATATAATAGTTGTCAAGCGCAGCGGACAGCGCGAGCCATTAGCATTGGAAAAGTGGCAAACCCAAATTGCCAAAGTGTGTGCAGGCATAGCAGATGTAAGTCAGAGCATGATAGAGATACGCACACAGCTACATTTTTACGATGGAATTACCACCAAAGAAATTGATGGCATCACCTTACGAGCCATTGTGGATCTCATTGATATAGAGCAAAATCCCGATGTTGGGCACACCAATTATCAGCATGTAGCAGGTAAACAGCGACTATCAATGCTACGCAAAGACGTATACGGTAGTTACGATCCTCCCCACTTGTATGACATTGTGAAAACAAATGTGGCAATAGGTCTGTACACTCCTGAACTGTTGGAATGGTATAGTGAAGAAGACTGGAATCGCATGCAGGGCATGATTGATCATGCCAAGGATGAACAGTATTCTTATGCTGCTATTGAGCAGTTGATTGAAAAGTATCTTGTAAAAAATCGTTCAACAGGAAAAACATATGAAACTCCCCAAGTCAGATACATGGTGGCCGCGGCTACAGTGTTTCACAAAGAAGAGCCTAACTCGGCTAGAATGCGTTATATCAAAGAATATTATCAAGCCGCCAGTGATGGTTTGTTTACTCTTGCTACACCTGTGCTTGCAGGGCTCGGCACTCCTACTAAACAGTTTAGTAGTTGTGTACTTATCAGGAGTGACGACGATCTTGATAGTATATTCGCTTCGGGTGAGATGATGGCCAAGTATGCCAGCAAACGTGCTGGCATTGGTTTGGAGATTGGGCGACTGCGCCCGTTGGGCTCACCCATTCGTGGCGGAGAGATCATGCACACAGGCATGATACCATTCTTAAAGAAATGGTTTGGTGATTTACGGTCATGTTCACAAGGAGGTATCCGCAATGCAAGTGCCACTGTTTTTTATCCCATCTGGCATCTTCAATTCGATGATCTTATTGTGCTCAAGAACAATCAAGGAACCGAAGAAACCCGTGTCCGACACATGGACTATGGGGTGGTGCTTTCTGCTTTTTTCTGGCGTAGATTTAAACTCAAACAAAACATCACGTTTTTTGACCCTAACCAAGTACCGGAACTTTACGAGGCATTCTACTCCAACACTGCACTTTTTGAAGATCTGTATGTCAAATATGAAGCTAGATCTGACCTCCGGAAGAAAGTTATGTCTGCTGAAGAAGTGTTCAAATCAGGCATACTTAAGGAACGAACAGACACTGGTCGTATCTATCTAGTGTTCATTGACAATGTGATGAATCAAGGACCATTTGATCCTGAGTATCACACCATTTACCAGAGTAACCTTTGCTGTGAAATTCTTCTTCCTACTAAACCCTTTAAACGTCTGGATGACAGCGATGGTCGTATTGCACTATGCACCTTGGGCTCAATCAATTGGGGTGCGTTCCGCAATCCAGAAGACATGCGCCGTGCTTGCCGTATATTGCAGCGTAGCCTGTGCAACATTCTTGACTATCAAGATTTTCTCTCCATCCAGTCTAAACTCTCAAATGACGAGATCCAACCCCTGGGCATCGGAATCACCAACCTTGCCTACTGGCATGCCAAGCGCAGCCTCCAATACGGAGAATCAGACGCCTTGGCTGAAGTCAAGACGTGGATGGAACACCAAGCCTACTACTTGACCGAAGCCACTGTTGAGCTGGCCAAGGAGCGTGGTCCTTGCAAAGATTCTCACCGTACCTGGTATGGTAAAGGTGTATTTCCTTGGGAACGAAGAGCTGTTGGGGTTAACGAACTTGTAAATTTTGCACCGGAACTAGACTGGGAACCACTACGAGCACTCATGAAAGAACATGGCGTGCGCAATGCCACACTGATGGCGGTAGCACCTGTCGAATCAAGTTCAGTAGTGATCAACTCAACCAACGGCATTGAAATGCCCATGAGCCTGATCTCAGTGAAAGAATCAAAAGCCGGGTCACTCACACAAGTGGTGCCCGAATATCATAGATTAAAAAACAAATATCAACTGATGTGGGCACAAAAAGACTGCATTGGTTATTTGAAAACCGCGTGTGTGTTGGCAGCGTATATTGACCAAAGCATAAGTACTAATACATTTTATTCACCAAAGCATTTTCCGGATCGTAAAATACCTACAACGTTAATTGCCAAGAATTTAATGCAAGCACATCATTGGGGGTTGAAGACCTTTTATTACTCACTTGTGGATAAACAAGGTAGTAAATCAGGATCAGAAACAGATACATTTGTAGACTTACCAACTGGTGACATCGACACGGATGAAGATGACTGCATTGCCTGTAAATTATAATGAATTATCAACAAATATATGATAAGTTAGTTAGCCGGTTTGACAAACGGATTGGATATGTTGAAAAGCATCATATACTTCCTCGTTGTCTTGGTGGCACTGATGAAATATCAAATTTAATAGAATTGTACCCCGAAGAACATTACCTTGCCCATCTATTATTATGCAAAATTTATCCAGGAAATCAAAAACTGTTATATGCCACAATGAATATGACAACTGGATCTATGACAAATAATGGTAAACGAAATAATAAAGCATATGGATGGCTTCGCAGACAATATGCAGAATCAATGTCAGGCGATAACAATCCTGCCAGACGGATTCCTAACTTACAAAAAGAAGCCGCCAAGAAAAGAACAGGACAAAAAAGATCTGAAGAAACAAAAGCAAGGATGTCAATTGCACAAAAAGGCAGAACATTTTCTAAAGACACAAAATACAAAATGGCGGCGGCCGCAAGAAATCGACCGCCAATAAGCGAAGAAACACGACAAAAGTTAAAACAAAGAATTCCAAATAAAGGAATGCTTGGTCAGACCATGTCTGCAGAAACTAAAGCAAAGATGTCTGTATCACGTCAAGGCAAAACAATGTCGGAAGAAACAAAAGCAAAGATGAGAATTGCGGCAAAGATTAGAGAAGAAAATAAACGTAAACTGAAGGCACAATCCCATTGAACAGCATAGAAAAAGTCTGGGCGCGAGCCACAGGCCATCTAATGGGGCACACAGACAATGACCGTCCTGATGTGCCCATTTTAACCTTGAGAGAAGCCCGATTGGCCTTGTTCTTCAAGACCTTTTGGGTTATAATACATGTTGTAACCTGTGGGTTCATCATAGCAAATACAATAAGGCACTGGTAATATGAGCAAAGCACAATACAATCTTTCAACCAAAACAGATTATCTACATCGCAAGATGTTTTTGGATCCTGCTGGTCCTGTGACCATTCAACGTTTTGAAGAAGTCAAGTACAACAAACTGGCCAAATACGAACAAGAAGCTCGCGGTTTCTTTTGGGTGCCAGAAGAAATTTCATTGAGCAAGGATGCCAATGACTTTAAAGAAGCGTCAGACACAGTCAAGCATATCTTTACTGCCAACCTACTGCGACAAACAGCACTAGACAGTTTGCAAGGCCGCGGTCCGGCACAGGTGTTTACTCCGGTAATTAGCATTCCTGAGCTAGAAGCACTAATGTATAACTGGAGTTTCTTTGAAACCAATATTCACAGCCGCAGTTACAGCCACATCATCCGCAACATCTACAATGTGCCTAAGGATGTGTTTAACACCATTCATGACACCAAAGAGATTGTGGACATGGCATCAAGCGTAGGCCGGTATTACGATCACTTGCACATGGTCAATTGCGAAAAAGAACTGGAAGTTCCTGTAA